GTGCCCTTTACGGTACAGCAGGCGTTTAAGCCTAGAAAGGGAGGGGGTCAAACCTCTCCCTATTTTTTTATTAACTTGTCAAGCTTTTCAAGGAGAAGACAAAATGCCTCAATTTTCAGATGACCTATTCTTAGGCCCTGCCCAGACTTACATGGGTACAGGAATTCGCCCCTACACTGCAACTTTCACTGGCTCAATGGCAACTACGACATTGACTGTCACTGCTCTTTTGTCAGGAGCACCGATTGTTGTTGGTATGTATGTTGATGGGACAAGCGTAACTGATGGTACTTACATTACTGCCTTTGGCACAGGAACTGGTGGTACTGGTACATATACCATTAACCAATCAGTAACTGCATCAAGCACAGCAATGACTGCTCATACCAACATTGTATTTGATGACCCTGCTCCTATGGACTTAGGTATTGGCCCATTAGGTCGTATCTATGTGTGGGACATCGTTCCTCAAACATTGATTGCAAATAACATTGCTTTGGCTCAAACAACATCTTCTACCATTGCATTGACTGCAGGAACTTCAGTAAAGTCTGTTGTTAATACATATGGTCAAACAGTGTTGCAACTTGACTGTCCTCGTGCATTGAGCATTGTTTCTGGTACTGGTACTCTTACCAACAGAAACGTGGTAGTCACTGGTTATGACTATTATGGTCAACCTATGAGTGAATCAATTGCTACAGGTACTGTTCAATCAACTACTGTTAAAGGTAAGAAGGCTTTCTTTACAGTCCTATCAGCTACCATTTCTGGTGCTTTGGGTGCAACGATTGCTATTGGTACCACTGACATCCTTGGTTTGCCAGTTCGTGTGTTTAACATAGCATATATTTCAAGTGTTAAAACTAACAACGCATTGGCTCAGGATACAGGCACAGCAGTAGCCGCAGACACTGCCACTGCAACAACTACCACTGGTGACGTAAGGGGTACATATGTTCCTGCTACAGCATCTGATGGTATCAATCGTACAGTGATGGGTATTTTGTTGCCTGCCATTGCAGTTGGCCCCAATGCTACTCGCACTGGTGCTCTTGGTGTTAACCAAAACTTAGTATCCTAATAGGAGGCCAACATGGGTCAATTTAAACCAATGGTAAAAATGGAGACCACTGAGCCTTCAGTTGAACTGAAGCTCAAAAAAGGTGGTCACGTCTCCATGAAGAAGAAGGAAGAACATGGTCATAAGATGATGGATGGGGGTATGACTGGGCCAATGATGGCTCGTGGAATGCCTCCTGCTATGATGGCTATGGCTCCTAAGCGTCCTCCAATGGCTATGAGGCGTAAGGCTATGACAGCCATGCCTCCTGCTATGCCTACACCTATGATGAAAAAGGGTGGAGAGATGGAGTCTTCAAAAGTTCACAAGGAAGAAATGGCAGAAATGGGCAAGGTTGAGAAAGAACTCAAGCACCATGAATCCATGAAGGCTAGTAAGGCTCACAAGGGTCTAAAGTCAGGTGGACAAGCGTCAGGTGATACGACTATGGTTCATACCTCTAAGAAAGACAGTGCTCATGGTACTGGTTCTGTCAAGGAAGGCAATGGAGGTGGTTACAAGAAGGGTGGCTCTATTAACTCAGAGACTTCTTCTGGTGACTACGTCAATACCAAGGTTGATCAAGCCAAGCCTGACTCTGCACATGGTACTGGTGGCGTAAGAATGTCCAACGCAGGTGGTTTTAAAAAGGGTGGAAAAGCCAAATATAACACTGGTGGTGGAGTAGATAAGTACGCTGTTGACAATGTTGTGGGAACTCCTAAGGGCGTGACCAACACAACAACTGGTGCTGTTAAAGAGTCCAATGGTGGTGGGTACAAGAAAGGTGGTGCTTCAAAAAAGCACTTCGCCATGGGGGGCAGTGTTAATAACACTGGTTCTGCTGTGGCAATGCCTCAAGGTAACAAGCCTGCATCTAAGCCAGTTCACATAAACCAATTATCTGGCACCTTTAAAAAGGGTGGCAAGGTCATGAAGTTTAATGGTGAAGAAGGCAGTGCTGTCTCAAAGCCTCCAGTAAATGATTTATCTAAAGGTGCTTTTGACAGAACTCTCAATGGTACATATAACGAAGATATGGATATGGCTAAGTACCTTAGAAATATCCCTTCCAATATATACCAAGGTGCAAAAAAGCTGATGGGTATGGGTGAAACTAAACCTGCAGGCAGTGTTACTAAGAGCAAGGAATCAATAACAGTTTCTCCACCACAGAAAAAACGTGGTGGTAGTATTAAGTGTTAAGTAAGGTGGGGGCTAAGGCTCCCACTCTTCATTGGGAATTATTATGACAATAACAGCCACATCACAAACAATATTTGATGGCGAGAGAATCGCTATTATGAAATTCTATGCATCAATGAGTACTACAGAAAATGAATCTGCTGTAGTAAAAGTTAACCCTGCAAATTTAACTGCATCTAATGCAGGTGGTGCTTGTGATGCTGTAAGCATTCTTAAAGTTACTGCATTGACGCATGGACTTGAGGTTCAGATGAATTGGGTTGCAACAGCACCTGTAGTCATTGAGACAATCCCCCAGAACAATTCTTATACCCAAGATTATTCAAAATTTGGTGGATTGACAAACAATTCAGGATCAGGAAAAACTGGATCTATTTCTTTTACTACTTTAGATGGTGGTGCAGGAGATACATACACTATTGTTCTTGAGATGCAAAAACATTACGTTAATCCTTTGGGTTAATCATGCCAAGCAAATCACCTGCTCAACATAAACTAATGGAAATATCTGCCCACACCAAGGGTGGTTATGGTGGTGTTCCACAAAAGGTAGGCAAGGAGTTTGTAAAGGCTGATGAGGGTAAGAAGTTTGCCAAAGGTGGACTTTATGCCAACATCCATGCAAAACAAGAACGTATTTCTAAAGGCTCTGGTGAGAAAATGCGTAAAGTAGGCTCCGAGGGTGCTCCTACTTCACAAGCTTTCAAACAATCAGCTAAGACTGCTAAACATAAGGAGGGTGGGAAAGTCTGCCCTTGTTGGTAATGGCAAAGAATCCTTCATTAGCTATAGGACGTGGCGAGAAGCTCCCTGTAAGCAAAGGAGCAGGTTTGACTGCCAAGGGTAGGGCTAAGTACAACAGAGAGACTGGTAGCCATTTAAAGGCTCCACAGCCTCAGGGTGGTGCTAGGAAAGATTCATTTTGTGCAAGGATGTCAGGAGTAGTTGAACACGCTAAAGGGGATGCACCAAGAGCAAAGGCATCTTTAAAGCGTTGGAATTGCTCAGGTTGGTAAAGGAATATCATGGCAACAGGTTTATCATCTATTGGGGCATTTGGAGATGCTAGAGACCCAGATAAAATGTATGAGCATCAACTTATTTCCTATGTAAAAGGAGATAATCGTGGTGCAGGAATGGGCTTTAAACCTCGTCCAGAAGATGCCAAAACAGCTAATGCTTTAAATGCTGAAGCAACTAAAAAATGGTTGAGTAAAAGAGAGCTTGTAGCAGAGAATGAAAACAGTATTCCTACTGGTGGAACTTTCAATGCTGATGGAACTTTTACGCAAACCAAGAAAAATGGTGGGCAAATTAGCTTAAAGCATTGCAAAGTTAATTCTGTAGAGAAAAACTCTAAGCACAAAAACTGTTGGTAAGGATAAATCATGGCGTTTTCAGGTACAACAGGTCAAACAGTTGTCAGCGTACAGACAGTTATTGATCACGCTGTGCGTAGGTGTGGGAAGTTGGCTGAGGAGATTACTTCTGAACAGCAGATAGCCGCACGAGAAAACCTGTACTTCCTCCTATCCAACATGATGAACAGAGGAATTCAGTACTTTGCTGTAACTAAGTTAGTCCTTGGATTAAATGCTAATCAATATATGTACAACTTGCCTGCAGGGGCAAATGATGTTTTAAATGTACTGTATAGAACAATGGCTAGACCCAATGGAAACTACACCTCTAGTGCAGGTGGTTCAGTTGCAAACATCTATGATGGAAATGTAAACACATATGCCCAACAATCTTCTGCAAATGGAAATTTTGCAATAGTTTATGGAACCAATGACCCACAGTATATTGGCTCTATTGGGTTTATGCCTTATGTTTCTGGTGGTGGTAGTGCAACTTGGAACTACACGCTACAGAGTTCGAGTGATGGGACAACATGGACTACGCTATACACTGGTACTAGTGTTGCTGTGACTGATTTGCAGTGGGTGTGGCAAGATATAGACCCCGGGGCCAACGTCGCTTACTACAGAATTCAAGCCACTGGAGGCACCACTCTAGCCCTTCGTGAGCTTTACTTTGGCAACAACAGTCGTGAGATTACGATGTCTAGGCTAAATAGGGACGATTACACCAATCTGCCTAACAAAAACTTCACTGCCAATCAACCTTTCCAGTTTTACTACGAGCGAAACATCCCATATCCTACTCTGGCTCTATGGCCTGTGCCAAATACTTATTTTGTACAGATGACTGTATGGTATTCAGCCTATATTCAAGACGTTGGATCTCTCTCTGGTCAGTTAGCTATACCTCAGAGATGGTATGAGGCAGTAATCTTTATGTTAGCTCACAGAATGAGCTTAGAACTGCCTACTATTCAAGCTGATCGTATAGGTTACTTAGAGAAAATGGCTGATAAGTTTCTCTACGATGTGGAGCAAGAAGAAAGGGACAAAAGTCCTGAGTATTTTGCCCCAAACATTTCAGTCTACACAAGGTAATCATGGGAATCTTCCTCGATACTCTTGGCAACGCAACATTATCTATTGCAATTTGCGATAGGTGCAAGATGAAACGTGCTCATTCGGTGATGAGGAACGATCCGAACTTTCCCGGACTTCGGGTCTGTGACCAAGGCTGTGCAGATCAGTTAGATCCCTATCGGTTGGCCGCACGTCCTACAGAGAAAATTAACATACGCTTTCCTCGCCCAGATGATAGTATTGCAGTTGTTCCAGACGCAATTGAGACCACAGGGACTACTCAGTGGGACTTGTCTCCAGAACAAAATACTCAGACTCCACAACAAAATGGTAACTTGGACACTTTGAGTCCATCAGCAGGACAATGACATGGCAAATGTAACCATCACGCAATTACCAACAGCAAGTGCTCTAACAGGCACAGAGGCAGTCCCAGTCGTTCAGAATGGCGTAACTGTACAGACTACCACAGGAGCCATTCAAGCTACCTCTAACCTGTCTACATACCCCTTCTTGATGACTCAGGCCACAGTTGCTCTGGGTGCATCTAGATACATCACTACTGGTGCAGGAATGACCACTGTAGATGGTGGTGCAGGCTCTACCTTTGCTATTAATTTGGTTGGTGCTCCTTTGGCCTTGGTGACCTCTGGAACAGGCTTTCAAGTCAAGACAGGCTCAACTACATTGATCAACAGATCGGTTGCTGTATCTGGCTCAGGTCTTTCTATCTCTAATGGCAGTGGTATTAGTGGTGACCCTACAATTAGTTTGTCAGGGATTGTGGCTAACTTAGCCTCAGTTTCAGGCATAGGCTTACTAACAGTTAATGGAACAGTTGTAAGCCAAACAACCATTACAGGTACTACTAACTCAATTACTATTACTAATGGTAATGCCTCTGGTGGTGCTCCAACCATAGCAATTGCTGACAACCCAGTGTTAACAGGCACAGGTGGAATTACTGTTCCAGTAGGTACAACTGCCCAAAGAGCAGGAACCAATGGAACGCTAAGATATAACACCAGTACAGCTACCTTCGAGGGCTATGCAAATGGTTCTTGGGGAGCCATTATCAGTGGTTCTGGAGTAGCTACATTCAGTGCAGGAAGTACAGGTTTTACCCCAAGTACACCTACAGCAGGTGGTATTGTTTTAGCAGGAACCTTGAATGTTGCAAGTGGAGGAACTGGTGCCAATACCCTAACAGGTTATGTCATAGGAAATGGCGTAGGAGTAATGACTGCTTCTACGACTATCCCTACAACAGATTTAAGTGGCACCATAACAAATGCTCAGTTAGCCAATTCAATTATCACGATAGGATCAACTGCAGTATCTTTGGGTGGGACAATTACCAGTCTAGCAGGCGTGACCATCAATGGTTCAACCAATACGTTGACCAACATTGCCAATGCCTCGTTGACCAACTCTTCGGTCACAATTGGAACGACAGCCATTTCTTTGGGTGCAACAAGCTTGACTTTAGGTGGTTTGACCACTGTAACTGTCACTCAAGACCCAGTTTCAGCCCTACAGTTAGCTACCAAACAATATGTAGACAACATTGCACAGGGATTGGATGTTAAAGGATCTGTAGTTAATGCCTCAACTGTTAACTTTACAGCAAGTTATAGCAATGGAACCTTAGGTGTTGGTGCTACTTTGACCAATACAGGCACATTGGTAGCTTTTTCTGCTGATGGAATTACCAATTCAGTAGGAGAGAGGGTTTTAATCAAGGATCAGACTACTTCTGCTCAAAATGGTATTTATACAGTTACTGTAGCAGGCTCTGCCTCAGTTGCGTGGATATTGACTCGTGCTACAGACATGGACATATGGGCAGAAGTTCCTAGTTCATTTACTTTTGTAGAGACAGGCTCAGTATATGCAGACACTGGATGGGTTTGTACATCCAATGCAGGTGGAACCATGGGTACCACTGCTATTACATGGGCACAGTTCTCAGGTTCAGGCAGTGGAGTAAGCTCAATTACCTTTGGATCTACTGGATTAACTCCTGCAACCACTACGACTGGTGCTGTGACGGTTGCAGGTACTCTAGCTACGACAAATGGTGGTACAAACCTTACATCATTCACTTCTGGTGGTGCTGTATACGCTACTTCTACTTCAGTTTTGACCACAGGAACCTTGCCCAATACTGCAGGAGGAACAGGACAGTCTAATGCCTTTACCCAGTATGGCGTGACTTATGCATCGTCTACAACTGCATTGGCTACAACGAGTGCAGGGACATCTACAACAGTTTTACATGGTAATGCCTCAGGAGCACCTACATTTGGTGCTGTGAGCCTTACTGCTGATGTTTCAGGCATCCTTCCTGTAGCTAATGGTGGAACAGGTATTACTAGCTTAGGTACTGGTGTAGCTACTGCTTTAGGGGTCAATGTAGGCTCTGCAGGGGCGTTTGTAGTGAATGGTGGTGCCTTGGGTACCCCAAGCTCTGGAACGGTCACAAACTTGACTGGTACAGCCTCTATCAACATCAATGGTACTGTTGGAGCTACAACTGCCTCTTCAGGAGCATTTACCACTATTTCAGCAACTGGTGTCATCACTTCTACATTAGCAACAGGTACAGCACCTTTTACAGTAGCAAGTACGACTCAGGTAGCGAACTTGAATGCCGCCACTGCAGGCACAGCAACCAATGCAACCAATGCCACAAACCTTGCACTAACTGCAGGATCAGGTGCCACAAACTATATTACGTTTGCATCATCTGCGACTGGGAATCAGTCCATAAATACAAATACATCTTTGACTTATAATTATACAAACAATGCCTTGACAGCAGGCATCAATGGAGGAACATTCTAATGGCACAGACAGGTTATACACCAATCATACTGTTCAACAGTACAACAGCTAGTAATGTACCAACAACTTCCAATTTGGCAGTTGGAGAGTTGGCAATTAATATTCCTGATGGTAAGTTGTATTACAACAAGTCAGGCACTATTACTGTTATTGCAACATCAGCAACTGCGGCTCTTACAGTGCCAATAACTCCTGCTAATGGAGGTACAGGTGTAGCAAACAATGCTCTAAGTACAATCACAATTTCAGGTAGCTATGCTACAACATTGACTCTTACTGGCACAACAGCAGTCACTTTGCCTACATCAGGAACTTTGGTAAACACCGCAGTTACAACGCTTTCAAGTCTTACATCTATTGGCACAATTGCTACAGGCGTATGGAATGGCACAGCTATTGGTATTGCTTATGGAGGTACAGGTCAAGCTACTGCAACCGCAGGGTTCAATGCTTTATCACCCATTACAACTACAGGGGACTTGATTCTTGGTAATGGCACTAACAGCGCAACAAGATTAGCGATTGGTGCAAATACTTATGTATTGACAAGTAATGGCACAACAGCATCATGGGTTGCACCTAGTGGTGGTGGTTCACAAGCAACTGCAACAGCACTAGGAACTGTG